CGAGTTTGTCGTCCCAAAGTGCCACAAGCTCAGTTTGGTCAAAAACTTGCCAAGATGTTTCACCCAGTTGCACGTAACCTGCTGTGGGAACATCAGTAGCTGGCTGGGGTTGATAACTGTCTCGTAGGGGAAAACGGTTGGTCACATAACTTGTGGGAGGAGTTACAATACGACTGTCACCGGGTGTAATACTCAATACATCATCACTGGGAATATCGGCATCAACACTACTGAACAAGTTGATCCATTGTATGGTGTTGGTTACATCTTGTGGATTTAAATAAAACTCCACTAGGTTGTTGACCGCTACACCACCAAACTGTCCCAAACGCAGGGCAAATTCTTCAAAGTAATCAAATGTGCTATCTTGAGGAATCAATCCAGTGTTTCGCAGTATAGCGCCCAAGCTGTTGAATGTGCCTTTTTGTCGGATGTATCCTTGGAAAAACTCAAACTCTGTGGCATCTTCCAACAGCAAATCACGTAGATAATCGCGTTGTTGGTAACTAAACTGATGTTTAGCCATGCGATTCAAAACAGGATTGGTTACTACACTTTGACTGTTAATTGACTCTTGTTGTGCTGTTGTTCCATTTATTTTCACAGTATAGGGTTTAGCTTGATCAATGTTGAAAAACCTGGTGAAATCCTTGGCTGTTTTATCAAAGTTGCTGGTTAAAGCCCAGGTGTTACCAGCTTGCGGAACAAGAAAATACCCCGGCGCATCCAAACGTCCAGTCCAATTTCGTGTTCTATGCGTGTAAACCTTTACTCGTGGTTGATATTGGTAAAATAAAGGTTGATAAACTATGTCGTTGAACTGTGTGACATTGTCTAAAATCATCACATGTTCCAGTGTGTTGACAAACAACCGTGCTCCAAAAATAGTATCAGTGTTTATGGGGCGAATGGTTATTTCTGTATCTTCACGTAGCGTTTCCAAGTTGCGTTCAACTATGGGTGTGCCTGTTTTATTAAGTATGGGATAAACACCACTAATAGTGCCGGGAACAAACTGTATTTGTCCTGTTAGACGTCGTAGTGTAACTTGATTACTGCCGGGACTCAAAGCAATAAAGTTGTTGTTGCCCCAAGATCCCTGGCACCAATAAACAAACTCTCTGGCACTATATTGCCAATCAACTATGCGTCCGTTGTCATCGTTTACTCTATCAAAAACCCAACCCTGGGCAGTCAACCAACGTCCAAACCCTGTTACTAGGTCTACAACTTGCTGAGGAGTTTCAAGCACTGTTCCATAAAGCACAGTTTCTGTTGTATCCAAGCCCTGTTGCCAAAATGTCACTCGCAAGTTACCGAGAGTTTCCACTTGTCGACGCCCAGCAACGTTAGGAGGAATAACAGTGAAGGCACTGCTGTTGTTGTCATAACCAAATACTTTGTAGCCACCAGTTACTTTCTGTACAACAACGCCACTGTAAAAATATTCACCTATACTACCGCTTCTATACAAGTAGACATTGCGATTTTCAGCAGGCACAATACGACTGCTGAAGTTCACTTGACCAAAACTATCAACTAACACTCGCAGTGTGTCACTTTGCACATAACCAGCGAACTTGTGGGCAAGATTGACGTCTGTGCCTCGTATTACGTTGCCAAGGTAGTTGGTTACATCTTGTCCTTTGCTGACCAAGTATTCACTGAACCAATGCTGTAATCCGCAGCTACCAAAATAAGTGGTTGTTTGATATTCACTTAAACTTGCAGGTAGGTTCAGCAAGCTGGGATTTTCTCTATGTGCTAGGAACTCTCCGCTGCTTTTTCTTGTTTGTGTGTCTGTATAAACAAACTGCGGCCAGGGAGTATCTGCAAACAGAGTTTCTGTTCGTGCAACATCCCAGTTGATATCAACAAACTCAGCGGGTTTTGTCAAATATCCTGTAAATGCCTGAGTAAATGTGCGACTTTGACTTTTTCTCCATGCTTGTTCAACTGGAGCACCGTCACCAAAATCCCATTCACTTGCCGCTGCTTGTGTGCTGGGCAAATATTGAACTATACCAGCTGCAAGCGGAGGCAAAAGCTCACCTTGAGTGCCAACAGGGATACACTGCAACAGTCCCGGACGTGCCCATGCAGGCCAATAGCCAGCAGTGCTACCTTGACGTATCAATCCCTCACTTAGATCCTGCCATAATTTGGTGTTGCCGTTTGTGTAAGGTAATACACCATATTCTTCAGTCCACCATGTGGGTTGTTGACTAAAGCCCAACATTTCCCAGGGGCGAATGTCAGGACGATCAGTATCGTAAAACAATTGATAGATACCACGCCAATAACCTGGCACAGGTTGACCATTTAGATCAGGGACTGTGCGATAGTTAAAGCTAAACTGGTCGTTCAAATCAAAACTTGTGTTTGCTGACACATTAACTTGGTTTGCAACAGCCCAGCGTTCAAACATGGGACGTTGTATTTGGATTATTTCAGCGCGGGTGTAATCACTTGTGCGCCATTTACCGGGCAGGCGAGTGGTAATGTTGTATGTAACTTGATTGTCAGGATTACTGTATTTTGGCAGCAGGTTATTGTAAAGGTTGAGTTCAAACTGCAACCAAGCTGCTGCTATTCCTGAACTTAACAATGCAGGATTGCTAGTTGCAGTTGCGCCTGTTGTAATCTCAGCTAAGGGCAATCCATCACTGTCAATCATGGTTATTTCCGCACCATCGTGTGTTTGGATTACCAAGGGATTGTTTGGCTGTGTTGTATCAACAAACACGCGAGGATAATATGCACCTGCGAGTCCCAATCGAGTGCCAGTTGCAGGTATCCAAGTGCTGGTTGTTGCCTGCTGTGAACAATATGCACCAGCTGGTTGAGTTAAATCATACCCACTGTTGGCCCAGGGACTTCGAGCAGTTTTACCCAAGTTTACTTGACGCAGGGCATCTTGCACCCAAACTTGCGGATTTTGATTTAGATTGTAGCCTTGATTTGCGCTGAGATTGAATAGGGAATTGATAAAACGGCTGTAAAAAGTTTGATATTGTTTGTCAGCCCAAGTAATCACCAATTGTGGATCAGTATAGCCTGTAATACTGTTAATATCTGTTTGCGGAGTAGAGTTTAATACCCCTAGTTTGAGCATGGGTGCGTTGTGTTGTAAAATATAAGTGCCCAGGCTGGGATTTCTGGCAGTATCGCGCCAGTTATTAAATCCCAAACTATCACCAGTAAAACCAGTTTGATTAGCTATCATGCTGGACAAATGTTCTAGGTATTCACCACGGCTTACAGCACTTATATCTTGGTTGTTGGGATTTCTAGCTAGGTTCCAGGGTGTCTGCCAAACACCTTGTTGTGTTGTGGGCACTTGGTTGTTGCTCCAAACGCTGATAAAATATCTATCCTGCTCTTGAGCATTATTGACCAAGACAACACTGGTGTTCTCGACATTATAATCAGTGTTTTGCAACAACTGTGAGAGAACACCTTGACGATTTCTAATGACATTTACACTGGGGACATCGTTTGCCTCATTAGCAGGTATTTCCACGCCTGTGGGCATGAGCAGGGCATTGTTGGGATAAGCTAAACCTGAAAATACTTTGTTTTGCTCGCCTACACCCAAAAGTGTTCCTTGATCCATGACGTATTGCAAATCAAGATACTGTCGGCTGTCACTTTGAGCTTGATACCATCCGTTGGCATATTGTTCCGGGACAAAATCATCAGCAGCTATGCGGGAATATTTCCAGCCCCCAATCGCTGTGGCAATGTTGTCAAGCAAATATGTCCACGTGTCAGTTTGTTGATGGTTTTCAAATATCCAATCACCAAACTCATTTAGTTCCACACTTATACCCAAATAAGCATCTGTTGTGCGGAAGTCGCTTGTTTGATAACTGAACAACAAGCTGCCTGTAAATGTGCTACCGGGGTATGCACCTAGATCATTTAAGGCAATGCCGGAACCATCATAAAGCATCCAAAGTGGACGACTACCAGTCGATACACTTTGTCCCAATTGCCAAGACGCACCTGTATAGTGCCATGTCTCAATAGCACCTGTTGTTTCTATCAATAAAACTTGATCACCCAGTTGTGCTAGTGTGCTGCTGTCCGAGGGTGAGCGCGGTTGTGCGGTTAACACACATTGTCCAATAGTGGATAAACCACTTACTTGGTATATTCTGTTGTTTACATGAGAATCCTGATCATTTATAACCAAGATTAAATCACCATCTTGCAAAGATCGACCATTTATTGCGGGATTGGCAAGCCCTGTGTAAGTTGCAATAAAGTTGGGATCACTGCTTGTGAAGTTAATATAACCACGGCTGGTTGTGCCTTGGTTCCCTAACTCCAAGTTGCGTAGATATTGCAAAATAGGCCGTTGCGGAGGCAGGGCAAAAGTTTCAGTTAGGCTGTTTTGTGGATTTTCCACAGCCAGTGTTTGGCTGACATTCAAGACATCTAAATGGAACCATCTGTTGGCTAAACTATAACTGTTGCCGTTTAAGGTTCCACGTTCTTGCACATGATATATTGGCCCTTGATCCACAAACACTCGCAAACCATTTGTGACATCACTTGCCCAATCGTCGTTCACTAGTAGGATTTTTTCACCAACATTGCAAACTATCCAGTCCTGGTTGTTGTATTCAGGACGACTGTCAGCTAGGAATCTTATTTTCAATCCTGTTGTAAAAATAATAGAACCTGTTTGTGATGTTCCATTGCTGCCATCAGCGTTGGCTATTGCATAACTGCCAGTGTAAGTGTAACTTGACTGCCCGCGAATATTTTGATAAAAGTCAGTTACATCAAGCAAATCAATACGTCGAGGACCTTGTGGAACCCAGCGATATTGATTCCAGTTTAAAAACAAGTCGATGTCTACTGGAGGACTCCAGCTATAGTAGCGATTGTTAAACAAACGCTCGGGAGTTGAAGTTATTGCACCTTGCAACCGCAGTTTGTTTAACAAGTCATCATAAAACAAAATGTTTTGCACTGCACCATTTTGTGGATCACGACTGACCACAGTGGGTGAAAGTTGATATTTTTCTCTATCGCTAGTGGGCTCGGGAACATAAAAATCTGTAACAGGATTGTAATAGACTGGATGACTGCCCACATACCCAGCTAGAAACTCACTGTTTTCTGGTTGGAACAAATGGTCCACAGTGGCATTGAAAAACTTCGTTAATGCTGCTGTTTGATTAACTTGAGGAAGTAACTCTACTATTTTGCGATTAGCCATGTGTTATACCCAGTGTTGCGTTGGTGAAGTCTTGTACAATATCTACGTTAGTTACTCTAGCACTGCTAATGAATATTTCATCAGGTTGGCATTTGATTTCAAACAAATCGCCAAACTGTGCTTGAGTATTTAAAGGAGTTATAACCACGCTGGCTATAACCGGTGCTAATCTTATATGTATGTAAGCAGCAAGTTCGGTAAAGAAAAAGCTTTGTCCAAAGTCCCAGTTAATCAAACTAAAGTATTCGTTAATACTTCCTATAACAAGACTTTTAATTTCATTGTCAGTTACTGTGGTGCCCGATGCTTTGATGACTTTGAAACGCACTTGTAGTTCTTGAGGAGCTTGATTTCCAAATATTACTTTATATTTCACTGGATGCCATATTATTTGGTCGGTCATGGTTTTAAATGCTTCCAAGCCTGAAAAAACACTGCGCAGTTGTTCACTAGTAGGCGCTTGTGGTTCAGCACTGGCTGGAGCATTTGTTGCTATCCAGTTTCTCAAATCTGTATCGTATGTGCTTGTAAGCACATATATGTCAACAATATTCATTATAGCTGGATCAATACGTTGCTCGTTGGGAGCATAATGATCATAAATCCATTTTAAACCACGGCGGCCTATTTTCATTTTCCAGCTATTGGTCACAAGCAGCAACTCGCCGCTGGGACCCCGGCGTATCCACTGATAAAATTGTCCAGTTGTCATCACATATGCAACTTCACCTTGACTCCAAAGGGGATCACTTGCAGGTGGCAGTTGATTGGCATATGTATAAATGCGGCTTGTGGGAATAACACGTGGCTGCCAATATTCGTAACCATCACTTGTGGGAACTAAAGTCCAAAATATCATACGCTGTGCGATGTTTTCTGGGTCTACAATTATATCATATTGGTTGGGATTTAGTGGCAAGCCCAGGGGATTGTTTTCACCACTTACATAGACCTTGGTGTTATCCACATAACCATCAGGATAAATGTCTTGCCCTAGTATGCGCCAAATGTAGTTGGCGCCCAAAGCTGGGGCGGGAGTTGTAGTTGTGGGATCTTGTGGGGCAGTGTTGATGTCTAATACTGTTATACTGTCTTGTTTGACATCACCGGTGTTTATGTCAATTGTTTTGTATTGAGTGTTGTATAAAAATCTAACATCTCGCACACTTTCAAAAACATATCGCTGTGCGCGAGCTGTGAATGTCCATGTGCTGCCAGTAAACGCAGCCAACAGCAACCAACTGCTATCACGATTTGTGTTGGTAGTGTCACCGCTGTTAGATAAACTCCAAGCACCGGGATTGATATTGCCGCTGGTAATAACTTTCCATTGCGCATTTAGATAATCATATCGAATCCCAAATTTGTTTTTTCTATCCAAAGCAGTTTGAATATCTGAGGTTTCTTGGGCATTGAACAAGGGATTCCAACTGGCAATTATTTCCGTGGGCTGGTACCCAATAGTGTTGGCTATAAGAGGTGGAGTAATGCTTATGGCTCCCTGGCCAGTGCTTAACAAGCCATTGTTGGTTCCTACACCTTGTTGGTTGACAGCAGTGACTTCACACCATGTGTTGTTGGCATAAAATAAAGCGCCGGGAGCAACTACGTGAAACACACTGCTTACCGAAACGTTGCTACCTACAGTTTGGGCAACATTTCCTTGATACAATGCACCAGTGCTAATTTGACTGCTGCTTGTTGCAGTTTGCCAAACAGTTGTGCCTTGACTTTGCAAGTTAGCTCGCGGATAGTAATAATAATAAAAGTCTTTGACTTCTTGAGCTACACGTTGCTGTCCTTGACTGCCAGTCAGCATGGGTTGAATGTAATTGGTTACAAGAGCTAGACTGTTTTGAGTGTTAGCCACACTGACTTCCACTTTGTTGGTGCCAGGCTCGTCATACAAGATGCCATCGGTGCTGACAAGCTTTATGTTTTGATAAGTGCCGGTGGGATCGTTTATGTTAAGAAAGCGGCTTTGTCCACTGTATGTGCGATTTACAGCTTTGACTTTCAGTGCTTGTGTGTTAGTCAAGGGGAATACATTATAGTCTTCGCCGGTGACCATGCGGTCTTGAGTATAGTAGTTTTGGCTAGCTGCAAGTTGTATTTGTTGATTGCTGGCACGCAGTTGGCTATTTGCCACTGTTGTTTGCAAACTTGCGGATAATACCAAGTTGAATGAGTTGTTGAGGTTGTCATTGTAAGTAAATGCAAAGTTAATATTTTGCATGTCAACAGGACGTACTTGATAAGCCAAGCCATTGCTTTGGCGATATGTCACACGTATGAAGCCAGTTGGCACGCTACCAAAGTTTCCATCAGCAAATCTTATGCTAATTTGGTCTTGGCCCTGGCTGTCTCGTGTGTAAACACTGTATATATCTCGAACATTTTTGTTAAGACTGTTATAGATAACATTGAATCCATTCACACTGCTTACAGCAGTCCAATCTTTCAACACATTGCCTTGACTGTCAACATTTTGCACCCACACATCAATATTGTTGATGCCGTTGACGTTTACATCCAGCACACGATTGGCAACAGGATAGTCCAACTGATAATCTGTGTACCCCTGTTGTCCTTGTTTAAACATTAGGAAAAATCCAGTATTTGCACTGGTATTACCCAGTCCATCGCTGCGGTAAATCAAATACCAACTGTTTGTGGGATTGGGAGCCCGTTCGTAAAATATACCACTAGTTGATGTTGCAACACTTGTAATATCTGCAATGGAAAAGTCTGGATTGACCAGTTCAAAGTCCATGGTATTGCCAGCAGTGTTACTGGTGTAGGGAAACACACTACTACCATTGTTGTTGGTATTCATTTGGTAAAGTTCGGTGGCAATACCGTTTACAATGCCACTTTTAACTGGATTTCCAAAATAGTTGTTGCTGTTTAAACTGCTGTTGATGACTAAGATAAACTGTTCCAACCAATCAGCATTGTTTTGATCATTCCAAGTTATAGGAACATTTTTGAGATTTTGGCCTGTTGCATCATATAAGTCTTGGTTTGTAATAACTGTGGTTATTTTTAGCAAACCTTGGCTGGGCATGGCTCTTGGAGCATTATAGCTTAACATCCTGGCAAGACGTATGATACTTTCACGCCGTGTGGCAGTTTCAATAAAGTTTTCGCGTGTGTTGAGATCCATGCGAAAAGCCAAGCTTTGTCCCAGGTATGCTAGTAGATCAATAATAGCAACAAACTCGCTGCTTTCAATCCAGTCATTGAAATCTTCAGGATAAGTCAGTCTTATGTAATCCACCATAGCTGCACGTATGGTATCAAAATCATAAGCTGCAAAATTAACTTCGGAGAATGCTTGATATATAACTCGCCAATCTTGAGCATAAAAAAGTTGGCTTTGACGCTGTTGTTGAGTAACTGCCATGAGGATCTCTATTAATAACTTTCTGCTGTACGACGATCAAAGTCCAAACTAAATGTCCCTATTGCGTTAAATGGAACATAAAACAAATCCATTTGTAACCTTATACCTTGATCAAACGCATTTACTGCAATACTGTTAGCTTGCACACGAGGATCACCATCGATTACTTTTTGCACTTCATCTACTATGTTTTGACGTGTTAAATCATCAAAAGGATCATATAACATGTTCCAAATAGCACAGCCATATTCTGGCATCATGACTCGTTCACCGGGACGGGTGTAAAAAGCATTAAGTAAATCACGTTTTACCAACTCAATGTCAGCAAACTGCTGATTTTTGACGTTGGTTTCCACTGTGCTATAGCCATAAAACAGTCTTTGCAATGTTAATGTCCTATTGTGCTGGATGTTGTTTTTGATATTTATAACAGTTTCAGCCGGAGATTCAAGCAAAAGAAAAGTGCAGTTGGTTTCCCAACTGCACTTGCTGTTTGATACTTACTTGCCTGTTGCTACGTGCTTTAATCACACATCAAAAAGTCCCTACGTTGCTGAGCAGTGGTCCAATTTTGCACAAAAAAAGTTTGTTTGTGTCCGCGAGCTGACAGTCGTAGAGCTAGCAAGTCAGCCTCGTATTGGCTAAGCTTGTCTGCTACTGCATACCTACAACCGTTGTCGTCCTGGCGGACCACCATGAAATGTTGAGTTTCCATGATCAGTTCACATAGAGCACTTCTGTGCCCTCTTCGTCTTCGTCATGTTCCATCATCATCCACATTTGATAGAGATCAATAAACTCAGGCCAAATTGCTGTGCATTGGGGACAAATCTTGTCAGCCCAGGAATTACCTACCACAGCCTCACAGCCTCTTACGGGGACAAGGCACTTGCCACACCACCGTCGGAGATCATCAAAAACAGCGCCATGGGGCGTGGGCATGTCGAGAAAAGCTTCTTTGAGAAGCTCACGGTCAAAACCTTCAGGAAGCGAGTGCATCTTGGAACTCCTTGAGAATATCAGGATCAGCAATGGCAACTGTAATCATGCCATCGTCAACAACAATGTTCTGTCCGCCGTTAAGTGCCAGCATCATGCGGCTGTCGCTGGTTTTGGTTTGTATTTTACGGACATATTCGTTAAAACGTTCTTCCACGGAAAAGCGAAACCGCTCCGCTACATCCATGATCAGCCAGATGCTGGTGGTATTGACCGGTACGGTCCACACTTTGTTTTGCGGGTCCCAGCTGGCATAAAAACGCTTGTCGCCGTGCGAGCCACGAATGGTTTTCATAGCTGCAACCAGCTCGGGGTCATAGCGAAACTTGAAAACTGCCAGGGTGTCCTTGCTGACAAGCTCGCGGTCCGCAGGCTTGTTGTTGGGGCTAGCCTCGGGAGCAGGGGCAGCAGCAGGATCATAGGGCTGGGCCTTAAACACAGGATTAACCAGGAAAGCCTGCACCACAGCCTCGCCGCCCAACTGCCGCCGGTACTTGTTGACCAGCTTGAGTGCGCCCTGCGCTTGCTTGACAGTGTAGGCACGCCCTTGCTGGGCACGCTGAGCCAGGCTGTGCCCAAACTCTGTGTCTGCACCCGAAAAGCCCTGTGCGTCATGCTTGTGCGCACCATCGCACACACCAGCCAAGGACATGATCATGCCCTCAACGGTACGGGTTGCTGTGTGATCCACCATCCAGTGTTTCAAGGCATGCTCCTTGCTTTACCTTGCCATACTAGCACGTATGACCCAGCTGTCAACCTTTTTCCTGATTTAATTTTGATCCCCGCTAGCGTGCCCACGTAGCATATTTAACCATGAACCGCACGACAGAGCGCGGAAATCGCTAAGCTATTGTTTTTACAACCGTAAGTTTGCACTGTAAGCTGTTGTTTTTGCTGACCTAAGCTGGATTTCATCATGAGGCTGCTACCATGCAGGCATTTTTTTGGTTGACGTTTTAGGCAACCGTGCTATATATGACTACAGTGCATCACGGGGCTTGAAATGCTTCACGTTTCCGCTACAGTGCCCAACGCCCGCAAGGTGTATCAGCTGTGCGTCAAGCACCGCTTGCCCGTGCCGGATGCGTTGGTTAGCGTGCTTAACAGCAACACGCAGGCTTGCGATATCCCGGGCTTTAGTTTTCAGCTCAAGGAATATCAAGCGCATGGCGTGGCTTATCTCGAACGCTGGGACGGCAACGTGCTGCTGGCTGATGAGCCCGGACTGGGCAAGACCGCGCAGGTCATGGTGTATGCTTGGCAAAACCGCCGCTTTCCCATGCTGGTGGTGCTGCCCAAGACCTTGCTCTTGAACTGGCGGCGGGAAATCACGCTCATGCTGGGCAGCCAGCTCAGCGTGCTGATTGTGGGCTTTGTGCCCAGCAAAAAGCGTCAGGCGCAGCTTAGGGCACAATGGCCGCATGTGAGTTTCAGCCGTGTACCGCAGCCGGGTTATGATGTAACCCTTATCAACTACGACATTGTCGAGCGCAACCTGGCTGCACTGGAAGCGCAAAACTACGATTATGTTGTGGCTGATGAAAGCCACAAGATCAAAAATCCCAAAGCCCATCGCACGCAGGCTTTTTTGCGGCTGGTGACAGGACGTGAGGAAATTCCCCGGCAGCGTGGCCAGTTTCGTCCGGTGCATGATGCTGTGCCGCATGTGACGTTCTGCACGGGCACGCCCATGTTGAATCGGCCTGTTGAGCTGTGGACAACTGTGAACACGTTGGCTGGCTGGGTGCCGCAGTTTGAAAACTTTTTTAACTTTGCTTCTAAGTTCTGCAATGCCCATAAGACCCGCTGGGGCTGGGACTTTAACGGCAGCAGCAACGAAGCCGAGATCAACACGCTGTTGACTGAAACTTGCATGCTGCGTCGTCTCAAGCAGGACGTGCTCCGGGATTTGCCGCCCAAGACTTTTGTTACGGTTCCCCTGGAGTTTGATCGCGCTGAGTATGATGCTGTAGCAGCCGCTTTTGAGGGCTCGGGCGCTTGGAAGCAGGGCATGGAAACCCTGGTTCGGCATGGCGGCAATGCTGCCAAGAGCGACGAAGCCATCGTGGCGCTGGGCAAGTGCCGTGAGATTGCTGCATATGCCAAGCTGGACAATGCCGTGGAATGGATCATGGACTTTGTCGAGCAGGGTGAAAAGCTTGTGGTGTTTGCACATCACCAGCGCATGGTTGATCAAGTTGCTGAACGTCTCGCAGCGGCTAATATCGGCGTGCGAGTGATTCGCGGCGGTGTTAGCTTGGAGCAGCGTGCCCAGGCAGCGCAGGACTTCCAAACTCGCAATGATGTGCAGGTGATTGTCTTGAACATTGCCAGTGCAGGCTTTGGCATCACGCTCACTGCGGCGCGGGCGTGTGCGTTTCTCCAGCTGCCTTGGACCCCGGGTGATCTCATCCAAGCTGCGGATCGTGTTCACCGCATCGGGCAGCAGGACAACGTCACTGTTTACAATCTTGTTGCCGAGGGCACTGTGGAAGAGGACATAGGTGAACTGATCATGAGCAAGGCGGCTGTGAGCAATGCAGTTGTTGATGGCGGCGCCAACCGCGAGTTGGCTGATTTGAATCTGGGCCAGTAAAGGAGGAAAAATGGTCGCTTTATTTCTACTGCTGTTTGTTTGGATTCCCTTAGCTATCAGTGTCACACGAGTTTTGGGCTTGCCCATGCTGGTAGTTGCTATGCTTTGGTTGGGGTTTGTGATCTTATTTGCCCCAATCAACTACTTTTTTGGACCTTTTATCATTATAGGACCGTAATGTTATGAAAAACTTGTTTGGCCTTGTTGGCGTTGTTATTGCTGGCTGCATTTTTGCTGCAGAGCCCAGTTGGGCTGATGTTGCAAAACAAGCTGCTACCCGTTATGGAGGTAGTGGAAAAGAATGGGGTTATTACGAAGCACCTTGGGCATTTTTCCTTGCAACTGGTATTGGATTGTGGTTTACATACAACCTCATGATGGTTTTTCGCCCATTTGCTTACATTGCAGGTGCAATTTCAGTCTTTATGTTTGCACATGGTATTGCGATTATAGGTAATTTTTATGGCAGTAATCCTCGAGGTGATGTAAGTATTTTTACATATCAAAACCCTTATTTTATCAGCAAATATGAACATGATCGACTGTGGCGTCTAGCTTGGAAGTTCCAAGAGGATTGTCGCGGTAACAACGGTTGCACTACCAGTGTGTGGCGTGCTTTCCAAGACTGCAAATCGTTCAACAACTGCCGTGGTGTAATGGTCGAGGTCTATAACGAACGGCGGCGCGAACTAGCTGAGAACCCGCATGCGTTTAGTAGTTTTAAACCTTGCGAAGATCGCAGCATCAACAGCTGGGCCAAGTGTTGGTAGCACATCTAGCTGGTTGGCGGGGCTGTTACAGTTTACCACGCCACAGCAAAGCCTCCCTTTCTCGTCGTGTAACCAAGCCCCGTAATAGGGGCTTTCCTGTCCATTCCATAAGCAAGTTGGGAATATCTGCATAGTTTCCTTTGTTAAGTTCCTTTAATAAAGTGCTGCTGGCAAGTCTCCCTCCACCTATGTTAAATGTAAAACTGCATAAGGCATCAAATTGATTTTGGGTTAAAGGCACTTTGACCAAACGTCGGACGTATGTTTCACCTTCGGCTGCAATATCTTGCAACAACAACGTTTGTATTTCTGGTTGGCTCAAGTTTCGACTCAATGGCACACGCACCCCTCCTATCAAGACGCTATTAGAGGAAATGTCTTGAGCAGTTAGTTTGTGCCCAACTCCTACAGTAAGATTCCCTTTGGGATCTGGATGTACATCGGCTCTTGATGATTCAAATTCTGTTATAAAACGTGCAAGACTGGGACTGGCTTTTAGCCCTGCAACTGATACCAGATCAGTGCTATTACCTTCAAACTTGTATATAGGGCTGCCTTTTTCGTCATATCCTTGCCCACTGTATCTGCCTGCTGGCATGCCTTCTCGGGGACTACCTACAAGATCCAAAGGTTTGTCTTGCCCTGCTATAACTTGACCAGTTTTCAATCCACCATTTGTGTTTTGTTCCACACTTCCATTCAAACCATCAACTCTGCCACTGTGCCCAGTATAGGGTTCATGATAAGGCAATCTAGGCATGATGGTGTTAATCAAGATATACCTAAACTGTCCTTCAGTTATAATTTGCATGTCTTTTTGCAACAAGCTGACTGTGCTTGTGGCTGGTTTAGCTACAGCAGCTTGCGGCGCATTACGTCCATTCATGTCTATACGGGCAGAACTTAACACATAGTTTCCTGCACACAAAACTCCAAACTCTCCGCTAGCAGTGTCACGCAAATAGCCACCACTTTTTCTATCGTAATTGCCATAGCTAGTTTCATATATATTGGTTCCTGCACTGCGATGTGTTTCTTTCAAACTGGTCTGGTACATGTTATCATGGCTCATCAAATGCATGTCTTTAGCAGCTTCGAGTTTGATCAAACCTCCATCAGTAGTTCGTGTTGCTACAGGACTGGGGTTAAGTTCAATACTTTTACCAACCCCTGAAACCACATAGCTAATCAAGTTGTAAGTGGTATCAAGATTGCGCCTAAACTCCACTAAAAGACCATCAGTAAAAACCACACTGGAGTTGCTAATTTGATTAGTCAAACTACTTTGCCAGTTACCAACATACGTATATTGTTCTTTACCAATAATTAAGTTTTGAGCATCAGTAATGTCCAAGAAAATAGCAATGTCAGGTATAGGGCCCAAAGCTTCGTCACGTGCTTTTATAAAAACACTGCGGCCAGCTTCAATATTCACATCTAAATCAGCCCGTAAGTTCAAGCTTCCTTGAGTCCTTATGCTGATGTCAGCTTGAGCATATATATCAATTTCACCGCCACCGCTGAGTTCCACCCAGTTTTTGCCATCCACACTGTTCATGTAAACACAACCAGTGCTGTCGTTAACTAGCACTTGTGCACCTGACTGCGTACGTAATCTTATAAAGCGGTTTCCAGGATTGTCGTCAAAAACAACTTGGTTACCACCCGGCGTTAGAATTCCATAAGCATTATTGATAGGGTCAGGACGCCGGGCGCTGGCGTTGGTAATCCCACGAATTGGATCATCTAGCAGGCCTTGTCGTAAAAGTGCGTCACGCAGAGGTTCAAACTCGGGCCTTTGAGAAGTTTCACTGGGATCACCATTATATTGGTTGCGTTTGTTATATTCCACAACAGGTGCGCCATTTGTGCCGCCGTTGCCTGCAATACCAGGAACCATGTTGTTCATGTTTTGCTGATACAAGCAACCAAGCCAAATGCCTTTGCTGCTATCGCCGTTTATAAACGCAACTATTACTTCGTTGTCTTTGTCAGGTGGCACAAACCACATGCCGTAACTGCGTTGACTGGCTGTGTAACTTGTATCATTGGGTTTGTTGTTGTAGACACTAGTAGCCCCAGCAAACGGACTGCAATAGCTGACAATAAACCACGAGCTAGGGTCTAGACCATCGCCGCCTGATATTTCTGGAATCCAAACTCTAAGGCGACCCATGCGGCTGTCATCATCAGTTTCTCTTACAAACCCCACATACATTTTGTCAAGTAAAGGTGTTCTACCTTGTGGTTGTAAGCCGTACTCATCGGGAGTATCACTTGTTCTAGTTAATAATACCATTTATTAATATCCTGAAACATCGCCACTAGGATTTCCCAAAGGCTGTAAGTTTCGTTGTGGCTGTACAGGGCTAGCAGGTGCTATTCTTGCTTGTTCTGTTTTTTTAGCAGCCTCATCGGCTTTCTTGATATAACTGTCCATGGCAGTATTACCATGTTGACTAAATGTATCTTTGCAACTGGTTAATACCTGCGAGAACTTACCATTTGCAAAGATATTTTTCACTTGAATAACCAGATAAAATCCATCAACAAACTGATTGTTTTGTGTAAACTCCATGAATCCTGTTTCAGGATTGGGAGCTTGTCCGCTGCGGAAGGTAAGATAATACATGTTATCACCGCCAATCAGTTCTGCGAAGTTGCTATTAAGATCTGCTAACTTATCAGGAACAGCCGCGTCAATATCAATGTTGCTATGTCCCATCCACCAAGGATCTCCACGTATTTCCAAATCAATTTTTATCATTTCTTTATTGGCACTGTCAAAGTTGCCAATCACGCTGCCAAACAAACTACGACTTTTAGGATAGTTTATTTGATTAGTGCTAAATGTAGGAGTTTGCTGACTGGCAGCGCCTTGATTGCCATCTGCTTGCCGGGCAGCATCATTAGGAATAACTGTGTTAACGTAGGGAAAATCTGGATCAATAATGTCTTGATCTTCAACAAAAAGCTGTTGGTTTTCTTGGTTCACCGCGGCAAATCTGCTGCGTAACTGTTCTACACCACGTCGTCGAGCCAAAGCTTGTGGGTTATCTTGGATAATAGCACTGGGTTCACGATCGTAAAAATCCACAAAGTCTTGTGTTTGTTGTCTGAGATTTTGTTCCAAGGTGTTACGTTCTTGTTGCAAGGCAGCAACTTGTTGTTGAGCAGTGTTAAGTCCTGGAATGTTTGCTACTATCTGCTGTCGCTCCCGTAATAAAATCAACCTCTCAGCCCCCAAAACCCTTAATTCACCATAAGAATCCTTCTCTTGTAGTTGAGCAGTTAGTCCACGTAGTTTTTGATTGGCATTTTGTAAGCCTTCTACAAGACGTTCAGCTTCTTGAATTTGTTTTGGCAAGGCATTATATCTCTCTTTGGCTTTGCGATATTGAGCTAATCGTTGTTCCCATGCACTTGCTTTGTCATTAGCTAGGGGGCCAATAGTTTGATTGCTGTAGTTGTTTGTTCCGGCATAAGGTACTGTGGCTATGGCAAAAAAGTTGTTGACTTTTAAATCAAATTTTATAATATCTAAGTTCAAACCTGTGTAAATCCATTCATATCGTTTTTTAATTCTACCACTTGTTAACAAAAACTTGAGTTTTTGCATTTGCACATTGCGCTTTTCCACAGCCCGTATAGTGGGAATATCTTCTCCACGCACCCGAGTTTCCCAATAGGGAACAATTGTATAGGTGACTTTTTCCACATATTTGCCAGCACGAAAATCATAGCCCACATAGCTTACCTTGCTGTGGATTTTAACATTTTTGACCAAGCCATGTGTTAAAGTAGTTACGCTGCCTTGTTGATTTTGCCCACCCTGTGTCCAATTTTTAAACTCATCACACAAGCTAAGTGTTTGGTAAACCAAGCTACTGAAGTCAATGCCCTTCGTAGCAGTTATCTGAACTGTGTTGCCCTCGGCTTTAATGTTCATGTTCTTGCTGCGCTGATCATCACTAAGACGGCTTTTATTCATCTGCCAGGAGCGCATTTCATTTGGCAAGCGAATTTCATATTGTGCTAACGGAGCCGTGCCCAATGCAAGAGTTTCTTGATTGAAGTTCAGTGCTTTCTGAAACTTATCAAAAAAATCTCCTACTGTAGTGGCACTTACAGATATCGTACTAGTTTGCAAATCTAGTTGATTAGTATAGCCAATTTGTCCATCCATGATACCTTGTACTTCGTAACTTCCACCACCCTCATTGCCGCTGAAGTTGATTGTGGTAATTACAACACGATAGATTTGATGAAATAATGCTTGGTCAACTGGTGCGCCATTTTCATCATATCCCACAAACCAAACTTCTATGAAAAACTTAGCACGCTGCCAGTTAATAGTACCAAACTGTTGAGCTGTGGAGTTCAATCTATCAGGCAAACTGAAGCCGTAGGGCTCTATGATTTTCATAGTATAGCTCACACTGGGCATGTTGCGGGTTTCGTTGTTTGTTCCCACCAAGTTACGCAGAGTAAACTCAGTTATGTTAAATCCTGCTGTTGCTCCACTTTCAGCAATCACTACTTTTGGTATAGCATCTACCACACCTTTGCTGCTAGAAACTGTTTCTGATAGACTTTCACTAGTCATCCAAAACTTTATATGGTAAGTATAGTTTGCATATTCATCAAGTGGATTAGGTCGCATGCTCTCACGAGTTAGGGCATCAAAGTCAATAGTTTCAACATTTTGAGAAACTTGCCTTATTGTGCCAGCTGTTCGTATAGGTGCTTCGCCTTGCAGAGCATCAGTTTGTTGTATATAACCCAAGGCAGCTTTGGTAACAGCATCATAGTTTGATCTGCTAGCTTGGCCAGCTAAGTCTGCAAGATTTTTAATAGTGGCAGTGTCGCCGCGTTGATTAGCTGTTTTTATAGCTGCTCCAATTACATCAGGTCTTTCAGGAGCAACAACTGGCCGTGCTGCTGCGGCTTGGTCTGCTGCTTGTGCGCCTCGCTCTTGTTGTTCAGCGATGCGTTGCTGCTGTGCATTTGGAGTACTGGGCGTCACGAGATAATCTATAGCGCGAGAAAACCAATTCATTTTACAATAACCCTGCTAGAGTTTGATTACTGGGAACATAGATCTGTACGCCAGGTATCATGTCATATATAGGATCCTGTAAAGTATCACTGTTGTAAACTGCGAAAATCCACCACAATCTTGGAGTTCCATATGCATCGTAACTTAATAAGTCAGGACGATGTTTATATTTTTCAGGCAAAGTAATAACTGCGTCGTCAGCCCCTGTAGTTAAAACTGGAGGCTGCCAGTAATCTAAATACGTGACATATTGATTTACTTGTGGTGTTAGCTTGTAATAGCTGTTGTTATTATAGAAAGATTTAATCATATCCATCCTGCTTTTTTCATGGAAACGCTGGTTATATATCCACCACTGCGGAACTTTTCAATACTCCATTCTCTCAGTTGGCGCGGGGTATGTTGCACTGTTAAAGAAACAGATATATCAAATATTGCAGGCACCCTTGTTACCTTAGACTGCGGACTAGCAGTCACAGTAACATAGTCAGGATCATTAGGCAGTGTAATAGCGAAATTTTTCACAACTACAGGAATGTTTAAAAACATACCACCACCATGCGCATCAAAGTATAACACAGGTGGAGGAGTTCCTCGTTGTGGATTTACACTAGCACCAAAACTCATTTTTGTAATCAAGCGCAGAAAATGCAAGCAGGCTAAATTATATCGGGCTTCTAGCTGAGTTTGACTGCTGAAACTACCTGATACTGTGATAGTTGGGGCACTGGTTCTACTATATGCTAAAATTTCTTGATTGGTATGAACAGCGTTAAGACTATCATACTGTACATCTTGATTGTATGTAATATTTGGTGTATATGGCCAAATCATTCCACCATAGTTTTGTAAGTTAACCCAAGGATTATCTGCATATAATAACTTATATGCTACGCTGTTGGGCTTAGCACGTAAACGAGCACGCAAATCAGTTGCACTAGGCCCAGAAACCGCATTGTTGGCTGTGGTATCCTCTAGTTTAGTGGGATCTATTCCCTGCAATGCATTTTGAGTTACTGTTAGCTGTCGTTGTGTTTCACGACCAACACTTCTTTCAGCAAATCGTGCGCCTAAAACTGCCCCGCTTAGTTCGCTATAAGTATTAAAGGGTTTAAATACATCTGATTCGAACGTATCAGGAGCATCTGCAGGCTGTATATCTGGGGCTTGAGTAGGCCCCGGAGATGCTTGATTTGAAGATTTTCTTAGGCCCATAAATATAAGACTCCAGGTTTGTTATATTTATAGCACGAAAAACCGGGATTTTGACACTGACAAATACCGGGTTTATAATCTTGATGATTTTGGAGACAAATATTGACTATAACCGCTGCAATTAAAATCAAATACTTAACGAACCGTGAACTCTTAGAACAAATCCACGCTAGCAAAAATACCTATTGCAGCTACTTGGAAAATATTTACAGCAGTTTTGATATAATAACTCAAGATTTAAACTTGATAAATCTTGAAACTCTTGAGCAAGCTAAAATACGCAAAGCTGAACTGCAATCACAACGTTTACGTAAAGAAGCGCAAGCTCGTGGTGAAAAAAATCCTGTATATCGAGTAGATCCTGACAGCTTGGATATTGAACAGGTTGTGGTTAGATTAATGACTTATGATCATATTCCACCTCATCCCATCAAACACGAAATGGGAAAAACTGTTGCAGAACGCCATATTAAAATAAACTTTCCAGCTTTCCAACATTTTATTTGGACCAATGACTGTTGGGTATGTGTGGGCAAAAGTCACTGGCGTGGTGGTTTACAAAACGGAGAGTTTTGTAATAACCATGGTTACATTACACCCAAGCTTGCCATGATGTTTATGAAACTTGTGGAAAAATACAGTAAAAAAGGCAACTGGAGGGGCTATTGCGTTGATGATCAGACTCAAGCTCTAACTCAAAGGGGTTGGTTAAACACTAATGAAATTAACGAAACGGATATTATTTTAAGTTACGAAACAGGAGATCTCAAGTGGAGCAAAATCAAATCTATTTACCGAGGTGATTTTGATGGTCTGATGCACAAAGTAACTTGTCGGAGCATTGATAGTTTGATTACACCTAATCATAAAATAGTTACTGCTCGTGGCTTAATACCTATTGAACAAATTTGTGAAAATGATAAAATAGTTGTCATGGGCAATGCTGAAAAAGGAAATGATGTAAGCCAATATGCAGATTCTTTGGTAGAATTAGCGGGCTGGATAATAACAGAAGGCTGCTATGATTATGATAGGCAAGGCAATATAAAAAGCATTGCTATCTATCAAAATCCCGGAGCCAACGCTGATAAAATCCGTAAAGCCCTGGAAACTCAAAACTTTACTTTCACTGAAAACCTGCGCAAAAATAACATTTGCTTTAGAATTTGGAAGTCAGATAGTAAAACTTTGGAAAACTTATTCCCTAATAAAAACATCCCTATGAGTTTTATTCTGGAACTTACTAATGATCAACGTGAACTGCTGTTGCAAACATTAATTGCCGGTGATGGATGGAATCGCAAAACCAGTGTTAGCTGGGTGCAAAAAGATCAAGGACGAACAGACATGTTTCAAGCTCTTTGCACTTTATTAGGTAAGAAAACAAATAGTCATAAACATACTCATGTAAGTTTTGGTAAAGAAACAGAATGTATTACCACAAATGTTTTCAGTAATCGAGCTAATAACACAACCGGGGCTTGTTTAAACTTACATGGCGGCAAACGGAATGGTAGAAGTCATCCTGGACGTGGTAAAGCCATGCATCCTAACGAACCAACAACATATTACCAGGGACAAGTATGGTGTCCAGAAACAGAATATGGTTGCTTTGTGGCACGACGTAATGGAAAAGTTTATCTAACTGGCAATACATATAATGAAGAAATGCAAGGACAAGCTTTGTTGCAGCTAAGTCAGATAGGACTACAGTTTGACGAAAGTCGCAGTGAAAATCCATTTGCATATTATACGTCCGCAGTGCAGAATTCATTTACTCGAATACTAAATACTGAAAAACGAAACCAAAACATTCGTGATGACTTGTTAATAATGCACGGATCTACTCCCAGCTACACAAGACAAACAGAAAACGAAATAGCACAAAAAACTGATTAACGGTCAAGGAGACAAATATGAGTTTGGGCGATTGGTGTTCACATATTCAGGAATAGCTGTTACATAAGTTTGATTATCATGTCTGTCTAAGCTACTATCAGTAGCTATGACAAATCGCACCCCCCAACTTGATAACATCGCAGCTTTCACCGATCTGCATTTTGGAATGAAAAACAACAGTCGCGAGCATAACATGCAATGCGAACAGTTTTTGTTGTGGTTTATAGAACAGGCTCAAAAACAAGGTTGTAAAACATGTGTGTTTCTAGGCGACTGGCATCATGTACGCAGTGCCATTAATATTTCCACGCTGAACTACAGTGTTGCCGGCTTGCGCTTGCTTAGTGCCGCTTTTGATGATGTATTTTTTATCATTGGCAATCATGATTTATATTTCCGTGACAAACTGGAAATACACAGCATACCTTACATTCAAGAATTTGATAACATTCACTTGATTGATAAAATCACCACAGTGGGCGACCATGCTTTTGTTCCCTGGCTGGTGGGAGATGAATGGAAAAAGGTTGTTGATATTTCTGTTCCCTATATTTGGGGTCATTTTGAACTGCCAAGGTTCAAAATGAATGCCATGGTGGAAATGCCCGACCATGGCCACCTAAATGGCAATCATTTAGCCAAGCAAAAATACGTTTTCAGTGGTCACTTTCACAAACGTCAAGTTCAAGGCAATGTGCATTATATTGGTAATGCATTTCCCCACAACTACAGTGATGTTTGGGATGATGAGCGTGGCATGATGTTTTGGCAAAAAAATCATGAGCCACGTTATGTTGCATGGCCACAAGCTCCACGATACCGTGTGTTAACTCTGCAAGATCTTCTTTATGATCCTCAGCGTCATTTGCAACCACAAAATCACGTAAGAGTGCAAATTCCTCAAGACACTGACTATCTTGACATGACTTTCCTACGTGAAGTATTACAAGCAGCTTGGCCAGTTAATGAACTGGCGTTTCAAACCGCTGTGAGTAATGAAGTTGCAGAACTTCAAGATGAAGCAATAGACTTTCAAAGTGTTGACACTATTGTTATCAGTCACTTAAACAGTATTGAAAGCAAAACTATTGACTGTAAAAAACTAGTGGAAATTTATCAGAGTCTATAATGCTGCAATATCACAATGTAGAAATACGCAACTTCCTTAGTGTTGGTACTGTTCCACAAACAGTGGATTTAACTCGCAGCGGATTTACTTTGGTGTTAGGGGAAAACCTTGACATGGGTGGTCAAGGCAACCGTAATGGCGTGGGAAAAACCACGCTGTTAAATGCCATTAGCTATGCACTGTACGGCCAAGCTCTAAGCAATATCAAAAAAGACAACTTGGTCAATCGCATCAACAGCAAAAACATGAGCGTTTGTTTGGAGTTCAGTCGCGATGGTCAAACATATCGCATTGAACGCGGCCGTAAACCAGCTTTCTTTAGATTTATTGTTAACGATCAAATGGTCAACAGTCCTGATACTGATGAAGCTCAAGGTGAAAACCGCGAGACTCAAAAGCAAGTGGAAGCTGTGCTGGGCATGACGCATACTATGTTCTGCAACATTGTGGCGTTGAACACTTACACCCTGCCATTTTTAAGTCAAGGTGCAGGCAAGCAACGGGAAATCATCGAAGAACTCTTGATGATTACCATGCTTAGCACCAAGGCTGAAACGCTAAAGGAACGCATTAAAGAAACACGCATACAACAAGATCAAGAAGATTTCAAAATAAAAACCATTGAAGCCAGCAATGAAAAGATTGCTCGCACACTTGCTGATCTCAATACTCGCAGTGAAAAATGGCAAGTTCAACATCAAGACAAAATAAATGACATTCAACAAGCTCTTGACAGCATGAGCCAGTTAGATATTGAAGTTGAAATACAAGCACATAGAGATCGAGTAGATGTTGACAAGCTCAAGTCTGCACGGAACGAGCAACAGCGTTTGCTTACAGGAAAAAATCGTCTTGTAACTAACTTGCAAACTCAGCTAGACAAAAACATGGCAAACTATCGTCAAGTATTAGACGCACAATGCCCCATGTGTCAGCAAGGGCTAAGTGATCACAATCACAAAGAAATTCTGGGTAATCTTGAGCAACAGATTTTGCAGTTGGATCAACAACTGCAACCGTTAAATCTAGAAGTTAAACAACATCAAGAATACATTCAGGAACTAGCGCAAGCAGAACGTAGTTTTGATATACCCAACACTTTATACAATAATCTTGAACAAGCTTTGAGCCATCTCAACAGCATGGAAAACCTTCAGCAGGAAATGTCACGGCTGCAACAGGAAACCAATCCCTATCTTGATCAACAACACAGTTTGACAGCCACACTGCAACCTATAAACCACAACATACTGAATCAACTCAATAGTCAACGTGAACACCAAGAGTTTTTGTTGAAGTTGCTTACCAACAAAGAAAGTTTCATCCGCAAAAAGATTATTGATCAAAATCTTGCCTATCTCAATACACGTTTGCAAGATTATCTAAACCGTGTGGGCCTACCTCACCAAGTGAAGTTTCAAAATGATCTTGGCGTGGAAATTACTCACTTGGGAACAGAAATGGATTTTGATCAACTCAGCCGCGGCGAACGCACCCGTTTAATTCTCAGCTTGAGCTGGAGTTTTCGAGACATTTGGGAAAACAACAACCAACCCATTAACTTGATTTTTGTTGACGAGTTACTTGATCAAGGACTGGATCCTCAGGGCTTGGAAAAAAGTGTGGAAATCCTCAAAGCCCATAGTCGAGACAGAAACAAAAATGTATTTCTAGTCAGTCATCGAGAAGAACTTGTGTCACGAGTCAGTAACGTCCTTACAGTTATCAAAGAGGATAACTTTTCAAGATTTGAATGGGGTTATGAAGGTTGAGTTTTCACTATGTTGCGTATTACATCGCGATTAACAGTGAACAAGTCATTGAAATCCGTGACAATATAATGTTGATACCTAGCATAATTGCCTATTTGCAGTTGTGCGTGCCACTTTTCATGGAACACAGCGAAACTACCTTGTCTGTTAATACGGAATACCACCACACTGAAATCTTGGCTGGTAATGTTTTCTTCCAGTTGTTTGATCCAGCCGTCTAATAGAGGTATTTTTTCATTTTTCAACAGTTTGCTAAAAGGAAACTCTTTGTAAAACTTGCTTTCAATAACCAAACCTCTCATGTCACTGGGTGGAATGATGTCAGCACGAAAACTAGCTATTTGTCCTTGATCCATTAGTTGTTGGCGATGATTGTTCGCACCTCCTAAAAATGCTCCACTGTTCGGAACACGAATAAACTTGGCCTGATAAAGTTCAGTTAAAAAGTTAGCGATTATACGCTCGCCTGTATTACCTTTGTTTTTGCCTGCACTGGGCATGTTTTTTCACCTAAAAAAAATATTTAAGCTTGTTGACAAACTTACAAGAACATACAATAATGACTACAGGAATCGCAATAAACATGAGTCATTCAGCATATAATCGCAACAACACTTGGCAAAAGACTTTTGAGTTGACTGCAACCGAAAGTCAGTCCAGAACTTTAGGTCATTTCATTAAAAATGAACTGGCTTATTATCAAGCTTTGAGTCACATGTTGGGAATACGCATGCGTGCGTTTCCCGAAGACTTTGTGCAAGTTAGCACAAACGTTCGCCAACTATGGTTGTTTGCTGCACAGTTTTCTGTCAGTAGCGACAAACTCAAAACTCAGCCTCGCAAAACTTGGCCTCAGCAAATTGAGCACTGCTGGTCCACTGCTTACAATAATAAAAATCAATGGCAAATGAGCAGTGGAACAGAAAGTGTCATGAATATTCTTGCTACAACGTGTCATTTACATCCAGATGTGCGTCGTAACATGGCAGAGGAAATACTAAATCAAGTTTGTCATCAAGCAGAAATCCTGCATGCTGCACAAAAGACTGAGGAACTCCGCACACCTGTTCAAACTCTTCCGCAACATGAATGGTCCACAAAACGCCATGTGCAAATTCCCCGGCAGTTGGTTAGCATTGCATATAATGCCATGAAAAACCGTAGTGAAATTACCATTCCCTATTGCCGTGAGCCTTTGCTGCTAAATGAACAAAATATTCAAGACACTCGTTGGGATATTTTGGTTGTCAGCCAAGTTGATCCAGACTTTACTAACTCAGAAAACTTGCAAATCTCTTTGAGAACCACTAGAGATAGATACCTTATTAAATATCGTGACGAAACTAAAAAACCCTGGGCACAATCTAGAAAAATTACACCAGGTCTAAGATAGGCACACAACAGGCACCTGCCGTTAACATTTAAGTCTGCATACTGGCAATATAAGTGACGAAGTAAGTTCGTTAGTGCCCAAGGATAGAAATATCATACTGCACTCCAAGGATAATAGCTTAGATACACCTTGGCCAGGAAAAGTAAAGTAAAAAGGATCACAGCTCTGAGGGACACTTCATCTGTGATGCTGTTGTTGGTGGCTGAATATCAACAACAACAGCTTGGACAACCATAACCGCGTGGATTGGTAACAATCAAAATCCGCATCTACAAGCAGGGAAATAGGCACGCCGCCCGCTGCTCTTGGACAGAGCTAGGATGCATTCAGCATGGCTGAGCAACTCACATGATGCTCCGCGACCCATGATTTTTCCGGGTCGGGAAAATCATGGCATCACAATCTACATGAGTGCTAAAAAAGCATATGTTATATCATAACTTATAAAAAAGAATAACAACTTGCTTT